TTAATGATAGCATACGACTGACTACCATTGGATACTTTGATGTCGCAGGCGATTCCGCGTGCATGGGTGCCCGGATTTGATTTTCGCGCCTCTATGCTGTGGCTGGGGTCTCTGTAACCGCTGGTTATAATAAAGGGAAAACCACACACATGACGTAGCTCATCAAGTTTTACCAAGAAATCGTCACTCATCTCGTTGTTGCCGGTCTCCTGACAGTCGAAGTCAGCTCGATTAAAGTACCTCATTTACGCATACCCATTAGTTTGCTCGCACCCTTGATGCCAAAGCTAGCGGAAATAGCCACAAACAGTAGGTACTGATACCATTCTGGCAGATCATTGAGGGCGGCAAATGCTTCTTTTACTCTATCCACCACGGTCATATCCCCAGTGATAATCGCCCAGCCAACCATAAAGATGGGTATCGCTAACACAATTGTCCAAAATTCGTCTTTCCAGCTCGATGCAGAAGCATCAGCCATCTTTGCTTCCCAGTCAGAATCATTCTGAATCACGCTCATTTTGGCTTCGTGTTTTGCTTTTGACTGTTCAGCTTTATTTTTTAGGAACCCGCCAGCTAAATCTGCAATGGGGCCAAGTAGTAATTTAAGCATTAGTACAACCTTTCAATTAGAAATAAACCAATAATCAATGGGTACATGCCCCACAGCATCATTTCAGATTTCTTGAATCTTTCTGAGCCATCGTCTAGCCGTTTTTCTATGTTTGCCATTCGCACAGCGCACTCGCGTTCGTGAGCCTCCAGCTTTAACAGTGCTTCCTTAACCGTTGCCATTCATGGCTCCTAATATTAATGCGAATACAAAGTAAACGGCATAGCCAAGTATAGCTATACCTGTAACCTGTATGCTATTCCAAAATAGAGCCTTGCGCTTTCGTTCTTGCAGGTAGATTGTTTTTTCCCTTTGCGCGGCGATAGACCTGCGTAGCTGTACAAGTTCATTGTAGCCTTCTTTCCCGTAGGTATACATAAGCAACTCCCTAAGTTCGCGCTCCATCTGCTGAGTTCGCTTATTGCGAGCGTATGTATTCATAGCTTCTTCATTAACAGACTTCGATGAAATAATCTTCTTAAACAGCGGAGGGTTGTCTGCTTGGCGCTTGGCCTCTGTCAGATCAGACACAGCACCATAGAAACGCCCAATCTGTGAAAGGGTATCCTCTACTTCTTTGCCAGCAGACACCATACGCTTAATAGTACCAAACGCATTTACTGCTACCGACATTGCTGTGATTGGATCAATCATTTTATTCCTGTTTTAAGGCGCTGTAGGCCAAGTTACGTTAGTTGGGAAACCTTCCTGTGTTGAGATATCTCGCAATGCTGTGCGGTATGTAGCCCAAGAAGCCTTGGTGCTGTCGTCCAAAGGGTTGTCAGGCATTTGTGTCCAATCGCTCAGTATTAAAAGTTCATCACGCACAGAGCGCACATGTTGCTCAACTTCAGCCTGTGGTTTATTTTCTGCAACCATAGGTAAAGTCCATTGTCCATCTACCTGAACAAACTGACCTTCAACTTTATTCTGACTTACTGGGTCAAATTCTACATCTTGGATGACGTAGGGATATACATCGTAACTTGCCAATAGTTCATCAGGAATTATTTTAGGGAAAGATGTGTCTGGATTATCACGGCGTAGTTGCCCCAGTGTGTATTTAGCTGGAGTACCGTTTGTAAGTTTAATGTGCATATAAAAACCTAATATTAATCAAAGTTAGGGACTAAAACTGCATAAGAACAGGCTTCGTTAAAGTTGGCGTTAGTCATTGAAATTACAGCATTAGTTAGGGAAGAGTCTGAGTTTCTAAGAGAAGCCGCTGCATCACAATACCCACCACGTAGAGAATAGTCTGAGTTTGTCATTGTTAGTGACGGGTCGCTATTAGAGCCAACACTACAAACCACAATATGAGGCTTGTCATAGCTAGAAGTGGTTATAGTTCTAGTGCTTGGCCCTTGTTGAGTTGTACTAAACGCAACCGAAACAGACGTAACGGGAGAACTAAATCTATAAACACCCATTACCTTGTTGCCATTCCCCATGTTCTGGGTTGTCCCTTCAGAACCCGTTGCTATTTTATAAACGATGTTGCTTGACTCAGTATAGCTTCCATACCAAGGCGATGAGACTGCTCTAATTACTTGGGTATAAGGACTGTATGTAACAACAGCAGTGGTAAATAAACCCATATGTCCAATCAGTAAATCTCCAGCTTGCGGTGCTGTTGCAAGCGTCCCCAAAAATTTAAATTCAATAAGTTCGCCTGTAATATCTTCACCAGCCCCACCAGCGCCTTGCGCTTTATGCCATAGCATTATGAGCCGTCTCCGACTAAAGCCCCGTACAAAGTGGTTGAGACTTTCCAGATAGCAATAACTGTGTAGCCCGTAGTAGCTAGTGTAGGGGCTGCTGCGCCATTGTTTACCCAAGTCATAGTAGGCCAAGTAATCGTGTGTGCTGTACCATCGTCTATCATAAGAGTGATGGCCTCGCCCGCAGAAAACCCGTCAGAGTATGTTGTGTTGCCAGAAAGCGTATGCGTCTGCACTGAGCCGTTGTCAGGCTCAAGGCTTGCCGAAGTTCCTGAAATAGCATACACATCCTCTAGAACCGTTCCTGTAATTGTCGGCGATGTAATTGCAGGCGATGTAATTGTCGGCGATGTCAGTGTCTTGTTAGTAAGCGTCTGCGTACCCGCAACAGTTAAAACTGTAGCGTCTGTCATATCCGCAGTTATTTTAGTTAAAGCCATTAAGTATATCTCCTATTAGGGGGCTGTAGGCCAAGTAATATTAGTAGGAAAGCCCGCTTGTGTTGAGATGTCGCGTAACGCTGTGCGATATGTAGCCCAAGAAGTTTTTGTGCTATCATCTAAAGCACTATCATTAACTTGTGTCCAATCAGAGTTAGCAAGTAACTCATCACGCATATAACGAACACCTATCCCCTCATCAGCAATTTCATCTGCCGTCTTGTCTCTTACTGTCCAGCCCAAAGTCCACACGTTGTTTACCAACACAGGGGTATTCTCAGGCTCAAAGGTTTGGCTGTGCGTTACTTCAGGTTGCTCCTCATACACTACACGATAAATACCTAAAGCCTCAAAATCTTCATCTGTCATTTTTGCAGGGTAAGATGTGTCTGGATTATCTTCCTTTAGCTGTCTAAGCCCGTAAGGAGATACTTCTATTTCGTTGTTTACTACTTTTACTCGCATAGTTAATTCCTTAAAAAAGTTCTAAAACCCATCCAGCCTTTGCGCCATTAGTGCTTTCAGATGGCGTGTCGAACGTAGTCACTGTTAAATCTGTAGGGTCTGAGTAGTCGATAATGTTTATTCTATATTTAGTAGCCCCATCTATGGTATGGGAGTTAAAACGGCTAGTTTGAAATAATAACTTTCTCGCAGGGTCTATCTTTAAGACATAGCGCTTAAAAGTACCGCCTCTTGCGGCTAAGACACTTACCATGTCAGTGGTAGACAAGTTATCTGGGTCACTTACATCTACACAAGATATAAAGCCGCCCGAACCTGATCCAGTAGCCGGATAAAACCCCGCAGTAAAATATAACTTTTCATCAAAATCCATAGCGGCCGCCTGATGGTCATAAAGGGTATCAGTTAACGTATCCCTAAGCGTCATGTTCTGGTTGGAAGAAGCACCATTTGTACTTACATCAATGGCTGTTACTTTTGAATTCCTGTCCATAGAGCCATAAAGAATTTTAGTTTCCATATCCAAAAAAGAACGGGTTTGAGCAGGAGGTTCAGAACCAGTGCTTGCACCGTTTGGCATTGGGTCTGTATTATCAAACGTGTTGACGCTGGAACTGCCTATTTGGGTAAACGTGTCGGGCGTTGAAATATCAAACTCGTAATGCCTCGCCCGTCCCGTAGAATCACGAGAATCTCTGGCTACAACGTAGAGCCTGTCATCCTCTGTATCAATTGCTATACTAGCTGCGTCTTGATAGATAACAGTGTTAAAAGTTGTTTTATATGTCATAACTCCTGCGTCTGAATATTCCCAAGACTGCACCCGCCGAGTACCCGCTGTATAAATTCGTTGAGTAGTTGTGTTAATAGTTATTTGGCTACAGTTACTAAAACCACTGTTATATTGAGAGTTTGTTGAGAGTACCGTGACATCAGTAGGGTCACTAATATCCCACACAGTAAGGTAATAATGGTTCACACTGCTGATTACAAAAAGAAGCCCTTTTTCACGGTCTATTGCGGAACATGACGGGTTATACCATGAATTGTTGCCTACAGTCCAAGTGTCTTCGATAGAGATATTGTCAATGTCTGATATGTCTAATGTACGCCCTTGCCCAGGCCCAGCTTGAATAAGGTTGTCGAACGGGCTGTCACCAGTATTACCAGAAGCCGCTTGAACCATTTTATTAGCTACGCTACCCATTATGCCATCGCCTGTCCAGCCGTAAAGCCGTAGTAGGTTGTACCGCCATCAATAGTATAGAACACAAACACATCTACACCATTGTTTGTTGCTGTAAGCGTAGGCGCTGTGCCACCTGCCCAGTCAACACTAGAAGGCCAAGTGACTGCACGGGCTGTAGAATCTTGGATAATCTTTAGCGTAAAGGCTGTAGCATTACCTGTGGACGCTGGATTACTAAACGTGTAAGTAGTAGCGCCTGTAAGGTCGTGTACAAAGTTAGTTGCAGTTGCTAGGTCAATAGTAGTAGAAGTTCCGGTAAGCGTTACAGCGTCTTCTGTAATACCTGCCTTAAACTCAACAACACCTGCGCTTGTTATGCGTAGGCGTTCGGTTAAGTCGTTGTTAAGTCCTGTGCTGAACGACATAGCGTTACTGTTAGGATAAGTAGCACCTGACGCTGAATCCTCAAACACTTTAATCTGACCACGAATAGGCTGTGTGGTTGAAGTATCATCAGTTTTAAAATTTAAAGAACCTAAAATATCACCAGCATCCCAGCCACCACCATTAAATGAGTTAGTAATGCTTAGTGTTGAACCATTAGTCTGGTCATTTTTTGCAAAGTTAAAATCACCGCTTGCAATCTTAGCAGGGGTAACAGCACCATCTACAATCTTAGCTGTAGACACGGTGTTATCACTTGGAGTACCTATGTTGCTAACAGAGATAGCCGCAACCATAACTTCAATGGCTGTCGTATTAGGAGGCGCTGTCGAGAACGTAACCACGGCAGGGTCGGCGGTGCTTACAGAGTAGTTTGATTTACTTTGATATACACCATCAATAAATACAAAAGTATTATTTTCTGCCGCTAGTCCACTAAGCGTAAACGTAGTATCAGAACCATCACCTGTAAACTGACTCAAAGTAATATCAGAAGTCCCTCCACCAATAGAACCCCACGCACTATCCTGATAACCTTCAAACTCCGCAGTTGTAGAGTTGTATCTAAACATTCCGTTAGCTGGGCTACCATTTCTTTGCGCTGTAGTTCCGCTAGGTACTTTTACAGAATCAGTTCCGCTTAACGTAAGGTTAGTAAACGTAGGGCTATCAGTAGTAGCTACACCTTGGTTCAGCGCCTTAACAGAAGCAATCGCCGTTAGTTCGCTATCCATCAACGCGCCAGCGGCTGTTACGTTAGTAGCGTCTGTAACGTCTGCGCTTGCTTCTATACCATCTAGTTTAGTGCCGTCAGTGGCAACATCACGGCCATCAACCGTGCCGCCTGCTACGATGTTTCCTGAGACATCTAAAATGCCATTTACATCAACTGTAGTAGCAGCTATCTGTACTTCTGTGTCAGCAACAATATCAAGCTGCCCGTCAGCACTAGAGTTAATGTAAAGCCCAGTATCACGGAACTGTATTTTAGTGTCGGTAGTTACGGTGTTGCCAATTACTAATGTTTCTTGGAGAGTTTCAGCCCCTCCAGCACCGCCAGAATTAGCATCAACATAAGCCT